ACTGGCGGTGCTGGTGGTACTGGTGGGGCTGCTGCGAATGGACAAGTGAATGTACGTGGCTCAGATGGCACTGGTGGAGGCGATGATACGGCTGCGCCAGGTGGCTATGGCGGTGCGTCTGTATTCGGCGGTGCAGGGGCTGGTGGAGTCTATACCGCAGCCGGAGTCAATGCAGGTGGTGCGGGATCGGGCGGTGGCGGTGCTGGTGCGACGAATGGTGCAACCAACAGTTCTGGCGGTGGCGGGGCTGGCGGGTATTGTGAACGATGGATTGACGATCCTGACGAAACCTATGCCTATGCTGTTGGGGCTGGCGGTTCGGGCGGTGCTGCGGGGACGGATGCCGGAGGAAATGGCAGCGCGGGAATCGTGATTGTGGAGGAATTCTATGCCTAGACATGCACTTGTGCAAGACGGTGTAGTGATTAACTGCATCGAGTACGACTCCACGCCAAGTCCGGTTCCTGGGTTTCCAGAAGACGTTGTGGCGATTGTTAATGAGAGTGCTGGCCCTGGCTGGCTGTATGCCGGTGGTGTATTTACTGATCCGAATGCCCCGTCACCAGCAGCACAAACCGCAGAGGCGTGGGCGATGTTGCGACACTTCCGTACTAGACGGTTGGCGATGTGCGATTGGACGCAGGCGACAGATGTGGCTCTTGATTCCACAACAGTTACGGCATGGCAAACGTATCGTCAAGCCTTGCGAGACTTGCCTGCGACAACGTCTGATCCGACGAATCCGAGTTGGCCGAGTTCTCCAGATGGAGCATTTTAAATGACCTTCCTACAATTACAACAACGGCTGGCACGTCGGCGCGGAGCGACGAGCAGTACGTTGGTCTCTGCCACCGCGACACGGTATCAAGAAGCGTTAAACGAAACACATCGGGCGGTTTTACGGATGCCTGGATTTGAGCAACTGCGTCGGACGACCGTGACGTTTGCGTCTGTCGCTGACACACAGCAGTATGCGTTGCCGATGGATGGCATTGCACGCGTGGAACGTGTGTTTGAAACCACCAATGATCGGGCGTTGCGATATCACGACATTGGTTGGTTACGTGCGAATGATCCTGACCCAACATCAGGGACATCGTGGGCGTGGATTCCGGCAGGGTTTCAAGAAGCGCATACGCAACCGGCGGATGCGTCACAAGTTTTTGTGAAAAGCACGTCCGCGTCAGATGCGACCACGACTACAGCCTCGTCCAGTACAGATGTGACCGCGTATGTCGAAGGGATTATTACCGGCGGGTATGCACGTACTGCAAACGTAGCGATGACGGGCGCGTCTGCGGTGAGTCTCAGTAGCGCGATTACCAATTTTATTCGGATTACCAAATTCTATTTATCCACAGCAGCCTCTGGCACAGTCACGTTGCACGAAGACTCTGGATCAGGCACAGAACTCAGCAAGATTGCGGTAGGGGATAGTCGCGCACAGTTTTATTCGCTCTTGCTGTATCCGACACCAAGCAGTGTGATTACGTATACGGCAGATATTTTACGCACCATCCCCGACATGAGCAATGACACGGATGAACCGTTATTGCCAGAAGATTTTCATGACGTACTGGTTGACGGGGCGGAACTCCGCGAACTCACGAAGCAAGATGATCCGAATCGCTGGACGCTCCTGCAACAACGCTATAACGAGGGGGTGCGTGATTTGCGATCCTTTGTGATTAACCATCCTGATTGGGCACCGCAATGGGGCGGGGGCACCGCCGGGATTAGTCGGCTTGGCTCAGAATTTCCTGTTGACCAAGTGGGGAGTCGCTTCTAATGGCTACGTTTACCTTTACTACTACTACGTCTCAGGACGCTGGGCTTGCGCGACATTTAGAAGTTGTGAACGAACAGCTTGCAGGGGATGGACAACCGCCATTTGCTGACGTGAATGCGTTTGTGTTGGCACAGGTGAGCGAAATTCTTGCACCGCTAGTCGAAGACTATCTTGAAGAAGATGCGTCAGAAGTGGGGCAGGCGTATAAGGTGGCGAGTGAAACCGTGAAAGCAGGGATTCGGAGCGATCTTGGCTTATGAGTGGACGACAGGACAGCCCCGTTGTGATTGCCGGACTGCGTGGACGTGATGGAAGTGACACGTCGCAGTTGGGGATTCCGCAAGACAAGGCGCGAGAGATGTTGAATGTTGACCTCTATCGGAGCAGTTTTGCGCGGAAGCGTGGCGGGAGCGATGCGGTGTTTGACGATACGACCAACGAAGCCTTTACGGGTGTGGTGTCGTCGATCTTTCGGCATGTGCCCGCAGCCACAGAAACCGATGCCGAACTCTGGGCCGTGGATGATGCGTCAACGCCTGTCGTGCAACGCTTAGATGGCGGAACGAATTGGCAATCAGCCGTGACGATGAAGGACGATATTGCTGCGTCTGAAGAAAACGTGACGTTTGCCACGTTTAATGGCAAGTTGTTTATGGCGTTTGATAGCAGTCAAGATCGGTTGCATGTGTGGGATGGGTCAACCGTCCGGCGCACAGGACTAGCGACACCGGCTGCGCCCACCGCAGCGAACACGGGATCAGGATCGTATGCTGCAACCGTCAGGTATTACAAGGTGGCGTATATCACCATTAGTGGGAGTGTGACGTTACGGATGTCTGAGTTAAGCGATACGCTGACCTTTACGCCAAGCGGGTCAGGGACGCATGCGCGTGTGACGAAACCTGCTGCGATTACTGAAGGGGAAACCCATTGGCAACTGTATGGATCGTCGAATAACGAAACGTATGAACTTATTGCAGAAACCGCCGTAGGAACCACAACGTACGATGACAATGTGGCACCTACTTCATACACTGGAGATGCTCCGCCACTGGTCGGGACGCATGCGAACTGGCAATCAGTGAAGTATTTATTGACCGGTAACAATCAACTTATTGGTGCGGGATCGCATGAGTCTGGTGTCCAGCGCAATCGTGTCTGGTATTCTGCCTTCCTCGGAGAAACTAACATAGGAGACGATGAAAGTGTTCCTGCTAAAACAACTCAAAAAAATTACATCGATCTGGGCGAACAAGAAGGGTCAGGAGAAATCACGGGGCTTGGTGGACCGCTTGACGGGCGACCGTTGGTCTTCACTCGTTCACAAGTGTGGCGGTTGGTTCCGACGGGTCTTGCGAATCCCGTCTACCAAACCCGCCCCGTCTTCAAGGGGTCGGGCATCGGCGCGATCCGCCACCAAACGATTGTCAGTGCGGAAGACGAGACGGGTGCGCCAGCGGTCTATTTCTTAAGCGATCATGGGCCGTATCGTTTGGGGTCGAATGGTCCTCAAGCAATGGTCGATGATGTGCAGGATATCTGGGACACCGTGAATCTCGATGCGACATCTGTGGTGGCACATGGGATGTATCATCCTGAGAAACGGCAAGTCTGGTGGTGGATTGCCACAGGAACGAGTAACGATCCTGACACGATTCTTGTGTTTGATGTGCGGAAAGGTCATGCGGAGGCTGCGAATCGTATTCGTGGCGGGTGGACCAAATACACGGGCGACCTGGCGTCAGCGCGATGTTCGACCAGTTTTGCACGCACGTTGGGATCGAGTATGTCGAGAGACCTTGTGCCGTATGTGGGCAAGTCGTCCGGCACGGCAATTCTCCGAGGTGATTCGACAGCCACCACTGATGCGGGGACGAAGTTCCAGGCGGAAGTGGTCCTTCCTGATCGGCATTTTGCCGGACTGGATCGACGCTGTGTCGTCAAGCCCCCCCTGATTCTTGGGAAGGCTGGCAGTCAATCCTTGCAAGTGACCTATACGCCAGATTATGGCAGGTTGTCTGGTCGCGCAGGATCGGTGTCGATGACCGCCAGCGGGTCTGAGTCACGGACACTCAAGCCTGTTGAAAGTTTAGAATGGGGGGATGAAGCCTCGTCGATTGCGATTACGGTGGGAGATAACGGAGCCTCAGAGAATACGTGGGAGATTGATGCGGTTGTGGTTCCTGTCGAACCGCGTGAAACGGTGGGACAAACATGAAACTCGGCATTGCCAATATCGAACAACTCCCCTGGAACGTCCGTACTGCGATTGAGGACTTAGAAGTCGGGGTCCAGTCGGGATGGGGACGACAGCATGTCGAAGATGGATCGCATGGTGCGATTACGGGTACGTCTATTGACCTGAGTGCCTTTGGCTCCATTACGGGCTATGTGAACACAGGCGGGGCGAGACGTTTTGCGACAACCGTGGGCTTGAGTCCAGCACAGATTACGGCGAATACGAATAACTACAATCCGCTTGGGTTAGAGGACTGTCATTTTTTACGGATTAGTTCTGACCAAGCACGAAACCTCACAGGATTAGTGGTGGATGATACGGAACGCTGGCGTGAGGTACGAATTATCAATGTGGGGAGCCACACGATCACGATGAAACATAACGATAGCAACTCAACGGCTGCGTATCGTTTCGCGTGTTCGGGTGGCTCAGACCACAGTTTGGTCAGTGCGGGAGTCGCAACGTGTTTGTATGACCCGCATTCTGCAAATTGGCGTGTGTACTAGAGAAGGATACTAACGATGCCTCAATATACTGATCCTACAACTGGAAGAAAAGTTCAACTGCCGTATGGTCCAGGGCAAGGGTTTGCCCCTACTGGACAAGGACAGGGGAGCAGTCTGTTTCCGACAAATAGTGGATTACGGATGCCTGGGGGACAGCAGACAATGGGCGCAGCCGGTACGCGACAGTTTCCAGTGAATCTGAATCTGCCTGCAGGGACGCAGACGACCGCTCCGCAATCCCCAACAGATCGGTCTTTGTCACTTAATAATCTGGCCGGACAATACGGAAGCATTCCTTCGTCTTTAGAGATGATGCCTGGGGTATCTGTTGAGCGTCCAGATG